TATTGGACCAATTACAAATAGTGGAGGTATTAATTTAGTTGAAGTAACCAGAGGATTTGTTGGGTCATCGGCAACAACTCATACAGATTCTACTTCAGTGAGAATTTATAAAGGATCTTATAATATTGTTGATAGTAATATTTTCTTTGCCGAATCTCCGAGAGGAAATCCACAAATAATTAGAGACTCTAGTAATTTGACTTTTGAAACTTCCGATTTTACTGGAAGAGTTTTCTTGAGAAATGATTATACATCAAATCAACTATATGACGATATTTCAAGTCAATTTACAGGTATTGGTAGAACTTTTACATTAACTGTTGGTGGTGCAAATACTGTAGGACTAGGAACCACTGGAGGAAATGGAATTTTGTTTATAAATGGTGTTTTCCAAACTCCAACAACTCTCAATAACCCAGAAAATAATTTTAGTATTATTGAAAATACTGTTTCAGGAATATCTAGTGTAGTATTCTCTGGAATTACATCCGCAGGCACTGGAACAATTATTACTTCCGAGTTTGATGTAAATCAAAATCAAACCCCTAGGGGAGGAATAATCATTTCGTTGGGTTCTTCAATTGGTCTTGGATATGCACCTCTTGTAGGAGCAGCAGTAACTGCCGTAGTTGGTGCTGGAGGTAGTATAGTATCGGTTGGACTGGGAACTACTGATAATATTGGTTCTGGATATAATGGTATTGTTGCGATAGGAGTTTCGGTATATCAAAGTGGTCACATTGGAGATACTGCAATCATAACTGCATCAGTTGGAGCGGGAGGAACACTTTCCTTTACTGTTGGTGCTGGCGGAACTGGTTATATAAATCCCAAAATATTTGTATCAGAACCATCTTATGAAAATCTTACTGTAACCGGCGTATCTAGATTAGGAGTTGGAGCAACAACAAATACTGGAATAGGTCTTTTACTTAATGTCGAAGTTGGAGCAAGTTCTACAACTGGAATAGGATCAACATACTTTGAAGTTTCTAAATTTAGTATTTCAAGACAGGGTTACTCGTTCCGAAGAGGAGATGTATTTAAACCAGTTGGATTGGTGACTGCTAAAGGATTGGCATCTCCATTATCAGAGTTCCAATTGACTGTGGTTGATACATTTTCAGATTCTTTTGCTGCTTGGCAGTTTGGCGAGTTTGATTATATAGATTCTATAAAAAATTATCAGGATGGAGTCAGAACAAGATTCCCACTATATTATAATAATGAATTATTGAGTTTTGAACCTTCAGAAGGTTCTCAAGTAAATCTTTCAAATGCACTATTAATTGTTATAAATGGAGTAATTCAAGATCCTGGAGTTGCATATCAATTTGATGGTGGAACTAGCTTCATATTTACAACTGCTCCAAGACCAGAGGATAATGTTGCAATTTTCTTCTATAAAGGAACTGATGGTGTTGATGTTATTGTAAATGATTCAATTAATGAAACTCTAAAAAGAGGTGATACTGTACAAGTTCTTAAAAATAATTCAATTCCAGGAACAATAACACAAGACAAGAGAATAGTATTTGATTTATCATTCTCTGATAAGTTTGAAACTAATTTATATTCAAACCAAGGTGTTGACTCTGAAAATAATAAACCATTAAGTTGGATTAAGCAAAAAGTTGATAGGAAAATTAACGGAGAAGATGTTTATAAAACTAGAGATTCTATTGAGTCTTTAATTTATCCAACTGCAAAAATTATTAAAGATTTTTCAACTACAGATGATGAAATATTTGTAGATAATGCAGAATTCTTTGAGTATGATAATCCAGAACCTTTTAGTGCTTTGATTGTTAATGGAATTTCTACTACTGCAAGTGGAGCAGTTGAATTAATTTCCAATATTACCGTGGCAAATGTAAATGGATTCTCTGGAATTATTACTGGAATTGGAACCACGACAGGTAGTGGTGGAAATTCATTGGCACTTAGATTTACTTTAGAAGGACCTGTTGGATTTGCTGGTTTATCCACTGGATATCCAATTTATATCTTTGATACAAGAGTTGGAAAAGGAGTAACTTCTATTGATACATCAAATTCTGCAGTAGTTGGAATTGGAACAACCTTTGCAGATAATATTTACTATGTTCATCAGTTCTCTTCTAGTGATACTGTTGGAATTATTACTTGTAATATATTATCAACGACATCTACTGTTGGGTTAGTATCTATAGGAAATACATCAAATCCTGTTGGTAAATATTCTTGGGGTAGAATGTCTGGATTTAGTAGGTCAGGTTCTCCGATTTCAATAGGAGTAACCGGAAATACTGTAGATGTTGGATTAACAACCTTTGCAACGATTCAAAGAAGGGGAATTGGAATTAGACAAACAGGAGCACTTCCAAAACTCTTATAAATACTTAAAAAAAATATTAATATGGCAGCAATCGTAACAGATCAATTTAGAATATTAAATGCGAGCAATTTTATAGACTCTGTTGTAGATAGTAGTAATTCTTATTATGTTTTTTTGGGTTTAGATAATCCTGCACAAGTTGGATTTGGAAGAACTACTAATTGGGATGATGATATTCCAAATCCAACTGATAATTTAGAATATTTAAGTCACTATAGAGATACATCTTTATTTGGTAAAAAAATTACATCTAGTAATATTAGAAGACTCATAAGAAAGGTTACTTGGACTTCAAATACATCTTATGAGATGTATAGACACGATTACAGCATTCAGAATCCAACACCAAATTCAAACTCAAGTAGGTTATATGACTCGAATTATTATGTAATTAATAGTGATTTTAGAGTTTATATTTGTATAGATAATGGTTCTTCTGGTACAAATTTAAAAGGAAATAAATCTCAAGATGAACCTACATTTACAGATTTAGAACCATCTGCAGCTGGAATAAGTGGAGATGGTTATATTTGGAAATATCTCTTTTCAGTCTCTCCAAGTGATATTGTAAAGTTTGATTCAACAGAATATGTCGTTGTTCCCAATGATTGGGCAACATCAACAGATTCTCAGATTATAAGTGTAAGAGAAAATGGGGATTCTGGAGATACAAATCCAAATCAAATCAAAAAAGTATATATTCAAAATGGAGGAAGTGGATATAGTTCTGGTGTCGTTGATATTCTTGGTGATGGATCTGGTGGTAGAGTTTCTATAACAGTTAATAGTAGTGGATCTATTGTATCTACTCAAGTTGTTGCAGGTGGATTTGGATATACTTGGGGAATCGTTGACTTGGGAAGTCTTCGTCCTGGTGGAAGTCTTCCAAATCCAGCAAAATTAATACCAATCATTCCACCGTCAAAGGGACACGGTTATGACATTTATACTGAGTTAGGAACAGATAAAGTATTAGTATATGCCAGATTTGATGACTCAACAAAAGATTTTCCAACTGATACTAAATTTGCTCAAGTTGGAATTATAAAAAATCCAACTACTTTTTCATCTGATACTGTTATCTTTACGGAAAATCAATATTCATCTTTAGGAGCAATTAAATTAACTTCAGATTTTACTGGAACTCCATCTATTGGAGGAGAAATGACTCAAACTGTGACTAATGGAACTGCGAGAGGTTATGTGGCTTCATATGATAGTGAAACTAAGGTCTTAAAATATTTTCAAGATAGATCTTTATTTTTTGGAAATAGTTTAGATCAAACTGACCGAAATGATAACTCTACAGTTTATAATTTTGAATCTTCGGCAAATCCTATCAGTCCATTTGCAGGATCTATTAATACTAATTTTGGTAGTCCTACCCCAACGAATAAAGATAGTGTTGGAGGTAAAGTTATAGACTTAGGTGTAACTTTTACTTCAGGTCTTGCAAATCCCGAGATAAATAAAAAGACAGGAGATATAATTTATATTGATAATAGACCCCTGGTAACAAGAGACATTAGGCAAAAAGAAGACATTAAAATTATCCTGGAATTCTAAAAAAAATGACACAGAAAACAGATTTAAACATCAGTCCATATTATGATGACTTTGATTCTGAAAGGAATTTTTATAAAGTCTTGTTTAAACCAGGATATCCAATACAGGCAAGGGAATTAACAACTCTCCAATCCATTTTACAGGATCAGGTAAAATCTTTCGGAAGTCATATATTTAAAGAAGGATCAGTAGTTATTCCTGGAAATATTGCTTATGATGGAAATTTTAATTCTGTAAAACTTAATCCAACTAATTTTGGAGTTGATATTTCTCTTTATATTGATAAGTTTATTGGTAAAAAAATAACGGGACAAATATCAGGAACAACAGCAATAATTCAATTTGTTGCTCTCCCTGATGGAGAAAATGTAGAAGATTTAACAATATATGTAAAATATTTGGATTCTGATAATAATTTTCAGTTTAACTCTTTTGAAGATGGGGAATCATTAGTTGCAGAAGAAAATATAACTTATGGTAACACTACTATTAATGCAGGAACTCCATTTGCATCATTAATACCATTGAACGCAACGTCTGTTGGTTCTTCGGCATCTATTGGTGACGGAATTTATTTTATTAGAGGTTATTTTGTTAATGTATCTAAACAAACCATAATTTTAGATAATTATACAAATACACCTTCATATAGAGTTGGTCTAAAAATTG